AATGAAGATTACTACAATCAAACTTAAAACCAAAACAAATAACCTATGAAAATATATAGTTTATTTTTCCCAGTATTTAATTGGTTTAAAGAAGAACCTGATGAATTGGAAGTTATATCTAAAAACAATTTTGAATTAGCCAAAGAGTTAGAAGGTATGCCACCAATGTCAGCTCAAGAAATAAAAAAATATGTTGAGTCTAAACAACAAATACTTAACCAAAACAAATAACAATGAGTGGCGAGGTCAAAGGGTTAGAGAATAGCCGTGAAATAAGAATGATAGATATTGAAACAAAAGAAGTAACCGTGTTTAAATCAATAGCCTATGCGGTAAGAAGTACAGGTTGTACAGAGTACGGGATTAGGCAAGGACTTAACCCAATACAAAAGAAAAGATTTGAAGTAAACGGAAGGATTGTATGTTTTAGAGTAAATAAACCATAATTTTGTAATATGGCACTAATAACTATCCCTAAATTAACTGCAAAGGCTCAAAAGGTATTTAATGCCTATATCAGGAAACGAGATAGCGAAGACGGCTATTTTACTTGTATTAGTTGCGGACAAACAAAAACTACCGACTTAATGGACGCAGGGCACTACGTTCCTGTTAAAGGTAGTTCGGCTTTAAGGTTTGACGAATACAACGTACACGGTGAGTGCAAAAGTTGCAATGGATTTGACCAATTCCACCTAATAGGCTATCGAAGAAACCTAATTGACAAAGTGGGTGAGCGTAAGGTTATGGAGTTGGAAATGCAACACAGGCTAATTAAAAAATGGTCCAGAACGGAGTTAAACGAAATAATTGAGCGATACAAGTAACATATACGAAACAATAAAAGAAGTAAAACCCGTAAACGGACTTTTTGGGTATTCTTTTGTTATTGAAGAAATAAACCACTTCGTTTATGGTGAAACTAAGGAAGAAGCCTTTAACTTTGTGGCAGACTATATAAACGAATATTATGGCAAAAGTAAGTAACGGGAATAAGGTCAGCTTCGGAAAAAGGAAGTGTGGCAAGTACAAAAAAACAAACGGTCCAAAAGACAAACCCGTTAAACCTTATAACAGACAGGGCAGATAATGAAAGACAGTTACGGCAAAAGACTATATAGATGCAAATGCGGAGTAGTTGAGGATTACGTTTGGGAATCTCAATTAAAGAAGCATAAGGTTAAGTGTTGCAAAACATTAGGCTACGACAATTTACTAAAAGCGGAAAAAGTACAAGCACCTTCAATTAGAACCGACACAAAAAACAGATAATGAACATCAACGAAATCAAAGCCAACCCTAATAATCCTAGAATAATAAAGGATAATAAGTTTAAACAACTCGTAAAGTCTATTCAGGATTTCCCCCAAATGCTTGAACTACGACCTATTGTAATAGACGAAAACAATATAGTTTTAGGTGGTAATATGCGTTTAAAAGCGTGTAAAGAAGCAGGGTTAACCGACGTTCCTGTTATTTACGCTAAAGACCTAACAGAAGAACAAAAAAAGGAATTTATAGTAAAAGATAACGTAGGTTATGGCGAATGGGATTGGGATGACTTAGCTAATAATTGGGATGCGGAACTATTAACCGAATGGGGATTAGACATACCTAACTTTGACGCTGAAGTATTAGAAGCAGAAGAAGACAACTTTTCGGCTCCAGAAGGTGGAATAGAAACGGATATTGTTTTAGGGGATTTATTTGAAATAGGAGAACACAGGTTACTTTGTGGGGATAGTACAGATAGCGACCAAGTGGCAAAGCTAATGAATGGTCAAAAGGCTGATATGGTATTTACCGACCCGCCTTATGGAGTAAGTTATACAGGTGGACACGACCCAAAATATCAAAGAAAAATGATTAATAATGATGAATTAGAAGGTACAAATTTAACAGACCTTTTCTATGAATCATTAATGAACGCTGATTTATTCTCACACGACCATTCTGCATTTTATATTTGGTATAGTACAAACAAGTCAGTAGAAACATTTAATTCTTTTGCTAATCTTAATTTACAAGTAAGAGCGGTTTTATGTTGGTATAAAGTTAAAAGTGGTTTAGGAGCATTTATGGCACAGTATATTCCAAACTTTGAACCTTTTATATATGCTTTTAAAAAAGGTAAAAGTCCACAATGGTTTGGTCCAAGTGACGAAAAAAGCGTTTGGGAATTAAAAAAAGATAGTAAAAACGAATATCACCCTACACAAAAGCCAGTTGAATTACCTGAAAGAGCAATGAAGAATAGTAGCAAAGAAAATGATATTGTACTTGATTTATTTGGTGGAAGTGGATCAACTATGGTAGCTGCACAACAATTAAATAGAAAGGCAATGATAATGGAGTTTGACCCTAAATACTGCCAAGTAATAGTTGACCGAATGAAAAAGTTGGACCCTAGCTTGATTATAAAGAAGAACGGAGTACCTTTGTAAAACGAGAAAAAATCGTGAAGTATGGCAAATGAACAAAACTTAAAACCATTCCAAGTTGGCAATCCTGGTGGACCAGGAAGACCTAAAGGAGTACCTAATAGCAAGACCCGTTTATTACGCTTATTAGAATTGGTTCAAACTAAGGTTAACCCTGTAACGGGTGAAAAGGAAGAATTTACCGTAGCCGAGCAGTTGGATATGGTATTAATAAATAAGGCTTTAAAAGGCGACCTAAACGCTTATAAGGAACTATTTGACCGCTTAGAAGGTAGAGCAAAGCAATCGACCGAAGTAGAAGTTAGCGGGGGAATTAACATTAATTGGGAGGAGAAAAAAACATACGTCGGAAATAATAGCAGTTTGTAAAGCTATTATTTGACAAAAAAATAAAAAAGTAAAGTCATTACTTGACAATTATGGAATTATCCATTAAACAAACCATTGCCCTCGATTTACTAGAGGACAAAACAACAAACGAAATCCTTTACGGAGGCAGTGCAGGTGGTGGCAAATCTATATTAGGTTGCTATTGGCAATTAAAGCAGAGGTTAAAATATCCAGGCACTAGAGGATTAGTAGGTCGTGCGGTATTAAAGACGCTAAAAGAAACTACCCTTATTTCCTTTTTTCAGGTAGCTAAGATGCAAGGTTTGGATGCGGGTAAGCATTATAAGTACAACGCACAAACAAGTCAAATAGAGTTCTTTAACGGCTCGGTAATACTATTCAAGGATTTATATAGCTACCCAAGTGACCCTAACTTTGATGAATTAGGGTCGTTGGAAATTACCGACGTATTTATTGACGAGGCAAACCAAGTTGAAGACAAAGCAAGGAACATCCTAAAATCAAGGATTAGATACCAATTAGACGAAAACGATTTAGTACCTAAGGTTCTTTACACTTGTAACCCTGCAAAGAACTGGACATACACAGACTTTTATAAACCACAAGTTGAAGGAACGATTGCACACAATAAAAGATTTATTCCTTCGTTAGTAGACGACAACCCGTTTATTTCCAAGCACTACAAAGAGAATTTATTGACCTTAGATACGGTTAGTAAAGAGCGTTTACTTTATGGTAATTGGGAGTATTCAAATGACCCTGCACAATTAATTGATTATGATAAAATACTTGATGCTTTTAGTAGCACTTATATTAGCAATGGCACTAGTTATATTAGCTGCGACGTTGCACGTTTTGGTAGCGATAGTACTGTTATTGGGGTATGGAGTGGACTTCGTGTTAAATTCCATCAGTACAATGGTAAGTCAGTTGTGGAGGTGGCTGACATTATAAAACGCTTCCAAGCAGAACACCAAGTGCCAACAAGCAATATCGTAGTGGATAGCGACGGGGTTGGTGGCGGAGTAGCCGACATCCTAAGGGGTTGCCGCAACTTTGTAAACAATAGTTCACCATTAGAGAACCCTATTACCCGTCAAAAGGAAAACTTTGACAACCTAAAGTCGCAATGCTATTTCAAGTTAGCCGAATTAATAAACGCTAATAAGATTTACATAAACGCTGAAAGCAACCAAAAGCAAAGAATAATAGAGGAGTTAGAACAGGTAAAACAAAAGGCGGTTGATAACGACCAAAAGAAAGGTATTATCCCAAAAGATAAGGTTAAGGCATTAATAGGACGCTCACCCGATTTTAGTGATACCTTAGCAATGAGAATGATTTTTGAATATACACCAAAATTTCAAGTTAGTGTTTTCTAATAGAAAAATGCTAACTTTGACTAAATTCTTACAATATGGGATTATTAGACTTCTTTAGTAAAAAGAAAGTGAATACTTTATTTCCTAATATACCTACTTCAGCGCAAGTAGCAATACAACACGGGATAGTTACTTGGCAAGGTCAAAACGCACAACAATACGTTCGTGACGGATACCAAGCAAACGATATAGTTTACTCAATCATTAAACTAATTACAGATAAGGCAAAGTTGGCTCCATTCCACGTTTATAAGATTATGGACGAAAGTGCGGCAAAGCGTTATAAATCTTTAATGAAGCAACCTGATAAAATACAGGATTGGAACGAAGTAAAGCAATTACACAAAAAAGCATTTGAAATATATACAGGCGACCAACGCTTAAACGAATTATTAAAATATCCTAACGGTGAGGACACTTTTGCTGACTTAGTAGAACAATGGTGCGGATTTAAATTAATTACAGGTAACTCCTTCATTTATGCTAAAATGATTGAAGGTGGAGCAAACGACGGCAAACCATTTGAACTATTTGCACTACCTGCTCAATATATGGCTATCGTAGCTAATATTGACGTATTCCCACCCGTTAGAGTTGGCTATCAGTTATACTACGGTAAAATGTGGACCTTTGACACAAAGGAAATATTACACGATAAATACTTTAACCCTTATTGGACAGTAACGGGTAACGAACTTTATGGGCAATCACCTTTAATGGCGGCTGCTAGAACTTTAACCCGTTCAAATGAAGCTAAGACTGCGTCTGTTAGTTCATTTCAAAATGGTGGACCAGCGGGAGTATTGTTTATGAACGATGATCGTTTCGACCCTACAAGTGGTACTCAACAAGCACAAGCACTTAAGAAAGCGGTTAGTGAAAAAGGCGGTGCAAGTAACTTTAATTCTATTGCAGTATCAGGTTATAAGGTGGATTGGAAGCAAATCGGACTTAGTCCAGTTGAGTTGAACATTATTGAAAGCGAGAAGTGGGATATGAAATCACTTTGTAATATTTACGGAGTGCCTTCTCAATTACTCAACGATGCCGATAATAAGACTTACAACAACCAATTAGAAGGGGAAAAAGCATTAACATTGCGTTGTGCTATTCCTTTACTAGATAGCATTACCGAGAACTTAAATAGGAAATTACATACTGATTGGGGTTACAGAGGGCAGAACGTTTACATTGGTTACGACATCCAAGTTTACCAAGAATTAGAAGCTAATAAGACCGAGCAAGTAAATTGGTTAGATAAAGCGTGGTGGATTAGTCCTAAGCAAAAGATGGAAATAATGGGCATTAAAAACCCTGATTACATTCCTACTGAAGAATTAGAGAAACTTTACATCCCTAGCAACTTACAAACCTTAGACCAATTCCAGCCTTTGGATATTCCAATGGAAGTAACACCTAAAAAGCCTTAATATGCAATTTGTAGAATTTATAAGCCAAATATTAGATAGCAAGGAACAGGCTATCGTTTGGCACAATCAAACATTAAGCTACGCAGAACATAAAGCATTAGATAAATACCAAGACGAAGTAGCGGAGTTATACGACGGCTTAGTAGAAAGCGTAAGCGGTATTTACGGACGTCCTAAAAACTATTCAGTAGGTACTTTACAGAACTATCAAAGCAATGAAATGGTTCAAGCGTATTTCAAAGAATTATACGCATTCGTTCAAAAAGAAAGAAAGACTATTTACCAAGACACTTGGGTTCAAAACCAAATAGACGAAATAGCACAATTAATAGCTAAGACGCTTTACCTCTTAACCCTTAAGTAATGATTTGGCAAGATTATAGGAAACTATATCTAAACGCTTTATTGCAGTACTCGCCTAAATTCAAAAAAGAATTACAAAAGCAGGTCGATACTTATTGCCGTACCCAAGACTTAAACGCTATAAGCGATTTAAGCCTCAAAAAGACGATTAAAAGGCTTCACGTTGCTATGGGTACCAAAATGGCATTGATAGCCGAAAAAGACGTTAAAAAGGCCACTAAGGGTGCATACTTCCCAATGGAGGTTAAAAGTGCAAAGACTGACCTATTTAGCTTTGTTATACTTCAGTACCTAGAAACAAAAGGATTAGACCAATTAGCGGCTGACATAACCGATACAACAAAGGACCAAATCAAAAGGTTCTTAATACAAGCACAGGAACAAAACCTAACAATGCCTGAAACTATCGCTTTGCTAAGAGTGAGCGGTATTACTAATTATAGAGCGGAGTTAATCGCTAGAACGGAAACCGCAAGGGCGGCTAACGTTGGTTCTATGGTTGGTGCAATGTCAACGGGGTTGGTAACGGTTAAAGAATGGATAGCGGCTAAGGATAACAGAACAAGAAGGATGCCAAGGGATGCAAACGACCATTTGCATATGGACGGGGTTAAAATACCTATGGATGCTAAGTTTCAAGTTAACGCAAAGGAGTATATAGATTTTATGCTTCATCCAGGCGATTCAACTGCACACGCAGGTAACGTTTGTAACTGTCGCTGCACGTTAGGATACGAAGCGGTAAGAGGAACGGACGGTAAGTTAAAGACACTACAAAACAATCCACCAATGGGCGACGCTGGGTTAATATGGAATTTATTGTTAAACGTGGCGGGGATGGAAATTAGTAAATTAATTACGGAAGCATTATTATAATAAAAAATTAATAACTTTGTCAATATGAGTAATATGCAATTAAAAAATACGCTTGTTGAGAAGCAAGATGTAGGCTATAACATAATGGACGTTGACAGTGAGCAACGCAGAGTAAAAGCCGTGTGGGCAAGATGTGGCAATATCGATTTAGATAATGACATTATTGTTCCTGAAGCGTTTACTAAAACTTTAGCAGAAAGAGGACCAAGCGGTAAAAACCTTATCTGGTCTTTGGTTGACCATTGTGCGGATATGAATAACGTAATCGGTAAGCCTGAACAATTATACGTTGAGAATGATATGCTAATTGCTATCACTCCAATCGTAGAAACTGAAAAGGGTGAAGACATTATCAAAATGTACGAAGCTGGTTTAATTAACCAACACTCAATCGGATTTAGCACAATTAAGTCTAACGTAAACAAAGAAGGAGTAAGAACAATTACCGAATTAAAACTTTATGAAGGTAGTGCGGTTCTTTGGGGTGCTAACCCTGAAACCCCAACTTTAGGGTTCAAAGGCGAAATAGAAGCTAAAGACAAAAAACAAGAGTTAAGCAATCGCCTCGAGAAGTTACTTAAAGCGTTCAAAGGTGGAAGATTCACCGATGAAACTTTTAGTCTTTTAGAGATAGAAATAAAGAGGATTCAAAGTGAGTTAATGGAAATCGAAGTAATCAAAGAAATCACTCAAACCGTTGAAGAAACATTTGAGCCGACTGTTGAAGAAAAGGAAGAAACTAACGAGCAAGTTCTCAAAGCAATTCAACAATTTAATCATTTATTTAAAAAGTAAAAATGGAACATTTAATCAATGAAATGGCTGAAAACGTAAAAGGCATTAAGTCTGACGTTTCTGCACAAATCGACGAAGTAAAAACTTCAATCAAAGTTGTAGCTGACGAAATGCAAAAGCAAATCGACGCTCAAAACGCTGCACAAAAGAAAGCGGCTTCTAAGCAAGTTAAATTCATGGACGAAGCGATCATGGAGAAATTAGACGGTAACTTAGACCAAATCGAAAAAGAAATGAAGTCTGGCGGTAAATTCCGTTTAGATTTATCTGACGTTAAGACTATGACTTTGTCTGGTTCTTTAACAGGAGATGCACAAGCGTCTTACGCTCCTAACGCTGCTATCTTACCAAGTCAAGCGGTAAACTTCCGTGACTTAATCCCTACTGTAAGAAGCACTAGCGGTCTTTATGTATTCTACAAGGAGACTTCTACAACTAACAACATTGCTGCTCAAACTGAAGGTTCTGATAAAGGACAAAACAGCTACGCATTAAGTGAAGTTAAAGTTGTAAACGATTACATCGCAGGTTTCTCTACATTCTCTAAGCAAATGGCTAAGTCTTTACCTTTCTTAAGTACAACTTTACCAAGAATGTTGACTAGAGATTTCTACAAAGCTGAGAACAGTGCTTTCTACACAACTGTAAGTGGTGCTGCAACTGGTTCAACTACAACTGCTGAAACTAGCGACTTGAAACAATTAGTTGACTACATTGGTAACCAAAAGACTGCAAACTATGTAGCTTCTGTTGCTGTTGTATCTCCAACTCAATTAGGTCGTTTATTGAAAGAAACAATCACTAGCGGTTACTACGCTGGTTCTGGTTCTGTAATCGTTAACCCTAACGGTGGTATCACTATCTGGGGAGTACCTGTTGTTGCTGCTTCTTGGGTAGCTGACGACAAAGTATTGATTATGGATAACAACTATTGTGAGCGTGTTGAAGTTGAAGGTTTAGCTATTGAGTTTTCTTATGAGAATGCAAGCAACTTCCAACAAAACATGGTTACTGCTCGTATCGAGTGTTACGAAGATGTAAACTTAATGCAACCTGCTTCTGCTATTTTCGCAGACTTAGGAAACGTTGCTTAATTTTAACTTTTCTAGATAAAATTACCCTCGCTCTAAAAAGGCGGGGGTTTTTTATTAATATTATTGTAAATTTGTAAAAAAGGGATTATGTACAATTTCGTAATAGATTACACACAGGCTGACTTAGGCACAATAACTGAACCTGTAACGGTTGCAGAGGCTAAACAATATTGCCGTGTTGACAATACCGTTGAAGATGATTTGTTTGCTGAATTAATCACGCAATCAAGACAAGCGGTAGAAAAGGCTGCTAATATTAGCATAACACCTAAGACTGTGACTTTGTGGTTTACGAACGAAGCAGGGAACTTTCAGTTACCATTCGGTCCAATGACTTCATTTACAAGTTTAACGGACGCTAACGGTAATATCTTAGGAACTAACGTTTACAACTTAGTAGGCGGTCAGTATCCTAACGTTCAAAGGCCATTATGGGCGGATTTAAAGGCTATTTACACTACGGGTATGACAACAGTACCTAAGGAAATTAAAATCGCTATTTTGGACCAAATTAACTACGGTTACGAGAACAGAGGAATGGACGTTGACGATATGGGGGTTTGCGAGAAAACTTGGCGAGTGTGTCAAAGATGGACTAGAACTTCACCAATACTTTAAGAATGAGAATAGGCTTACATAAAGACAATTACGTTGACGCTAACTCTATGACTAGATTGGTTGACGTTTATGCTCCGACTAGAACAAGCGACGGTGAGGGTGGTTATACGACTGCTTTTACTAAGGTAGCTACTGTTTGGGGGGATTATAGACCGCAACCACAAAATAGAACGGTGCAAGAAAGCCAATTATCTTTTAACAGATATGCGAAAATGTTTATACGTTGGGATTTGACAATCACGGACAATTACCAATTTGAGGTTGAGGGTCAACGCTTTACAATCCATTCTATTAAAGACGTGGATAATGCACATAGATTTTGGGAAATTGAAATGTACGCATAATGGACGGTATAAAGTTTAGAGTTGACGGCTTAGACAAAATGATTTCGTCTTTAGGCAAAATGTCTGAAAAGATTGAAAAACAAGTTGTTTTAGAGTTTAACGCTTCAGCTTTAAAAATAGAATCTGATGCTAAAAAAAATGCACCTACTAACTTAGGTACATTAAAAAACTCAATTCATTTAACGTCTGATTTGAGTAATAATAAATTGGTTTATACGGTTGGAACAAATGTTTCTTATGCTCCTTATATTGAATTTGGAACACCTGGAACAAGTTCAAAAGCAAACTTAAAAATTCCTAGTGGGTATGAATCTTTTGCTAGTCAGTTTAAAGGTAAGTCGCAAGGCAAATTTAAGGATATGCTTATGGCATTGACAGAGTGGGTAGCTAAGAAAGGAATAACGGGGACTTATAGTGTTAAGACGCAAAGAAGAACAGGTTCTAAAGCAGTTAAAAATAGCCAAAATATGTCTGCTGCTTATGCAATAGCAATAAGTATATTAAGAAAAGGGGTAAGAGCACAACCGTTTTTAATACCTGCTTTTGAGGCTGAAAAACCTAAATTAAAAAGTAAAATAAAAGACATTATAAGAAATGCTAAACCCTAACGTAGAAATAAAGAAATGGTTTGTAACCAATGTAGCTTCGGCTAGTGGATTGCCTGTTTACGATGGTATGGCTCCAGATAACGACTTATCGGAATATATTATTTTAGATGGTAGAAGTTCAAGTCAAGAACAAGGCAAAAGTGGTTATACAAACTCTAATATCATAATTGTTGACATTGTCACAAAAAATGCTAACTTTGGCTATAAACGTTCGGAAACTATATCTAATTTGATATTAACTGCGATAAATTCCGATACTAAAATAACATTGCCGAGTGGTTGGAACTCAACTTCTTTGTATGTAGATAGTATTAGAAATTTAGACGGTTTAAACCCTTTAGATAACGTATTTAGAACGCTAATAACTTATAATTTAACAATAACTCAAATTTAATAAAATGGCAGAAACTAAAGTATCAGCTAGGGACTATATCCTATTAGCAGACATAGATAACGACGGTACATTTAAACCCGTTGCTTGTCTTACTTCAAACACTTTTACGTCTTCAAATAACGTAATTGATGCAACTTCAAAATGTGGCGACCAATTCCAACCTGGACCTGCATTTACACAATCTTTCAAAGGCGACGGTTTTGCAATCGACGAAACAGGAACTCCTAGTAAAGATTCTTACCAACAACTTTATACCGCACACGCTGCTAAGACTGTTTTCGCAATGAAGATGGGTAAAGCGGTTCCTACTTCTGGTGATATTGTTTATAGCGGTACAGTATTTGTATCTGCATTTGACATTAACGCTGCGGATAAAGACGACGTGAAGTTTACTGCTACTTTCACAGTTGCATTACCTCCATTAACACAAACTGAAACTGCATAATAAACAACAACAACTATGTTCAACTTAAATGTAAACAACAAAACAATCCCTTTAAAGTGGGGTACTTGGGCAATGCGTGAATTTTGCACAGAACGTGACATAACCATTGACAAGTATTTTGATTTATTGGGTAAAAGTCAATTTGATTTAGATTTAGTAGTTAAAATGTTCTACATTGGCTACAAGTCTGCTTGTATTAGCAACAAACAACCTATCGAATATACAGAGGTAGATGTTTGCGATTGGATTGACGAGTTAGGCGGTATTTATCAACCTGAAGGACAATTCTTTGAGTTCATTAAGTATATTGTTTCACAAACAGTTACTACGGTTCAAGGTGCTGCTAAGGAAGAAAAAAAAAAGTCTAACAAAACTAAGCTGGGATGATATTCTAGTTAAGGCTGCTGAATGTAATATACGCCCAAGTGAATTTTGGGAAATGACTTGGAAGGACTTTTCTATTATCGTAATGGGTAATGAAAAGAAAGAGTTAAACGAATGGGCGAGGACTAGAAACCTCGCCTATATTGTATATTTAAGTAGCACTAGCGAAAAGTCGCCTAAGTCGTTGAAATCGTTTTGGCATATACCAGCGATTGACGACGTAGAAGAAGCAAACGAAGAAAGAGTGTTAATTTCGGACGACGAACTAACAAGGACTTTAAAATTGTACGGAGTAAATTAATATAAGATGGCAGATAGTGTAGATAAATTTGGTATTAGTCTTGACCTCGACATTTCTGGTTTACAATCGGAAATGGTTAAAGCGGAAAACGAACTTCGCAAGTTTCAAGCTGAATTAAAGAGGTCAACAGATACCGCACAGATTACTAAATTAACTGCGTCTATTAGCAATTTAGACGAAAAGATTGCTCATTTAGGGCAAAGAATGGGCAATACTGCAAAACCAACCGCAGACGCTACTAATGCTTTAACAAACTTATCAAGGGTTGCACAGGATGCTCCTTATGGGTTTATGGGTATTGCGAATAACCTTAACCCTATGTTGGAATCGTTTCAACGACTACAAAAAGAATCAGGGGGAACAGGTAACGCTTTAAAATCTTTGGCTTCTGGATTAATGGGTCCAGCAGGTATTGGTCTTGCTTTGGGTGCGGTATCTTCATTATTAGTTGCATTTGGTGACGACATAATGGAGTTTATAAATAAAACTACCGAATTTGAGAAGGCACAAAAGTCAATGCGTGATGGGTTTGCAGAAAATACCAAATCCATTGGTGAAACAATAGCAAAAGATGAAGCGTTAATTTCTGTAATTACGGATGTAACTCAATCAACTGAAGCTAGAAATGAAGCATTAAAGAAACTTAAAAACGAATACAAAGGCAATATTGAGTTACAAAAAACTGATATTGAAGATGGTAAGTTATTAGAAGAAATATTAAAAAAGATTTCTGCTGCATTATTAAGAAAAGCAGAAATAGAAGCAATTATTAAAGTAATTGGAGAAGAATACTCTAAGCAAGTAAGACTTCAAATTAGTACAACGCAAGAACAAGTTAAAAATCTATCTTTTTTAACTAAGGCTTTTGATGCGTTAAAGGCTACAATGATGCCAGGTAATCTTAGTAAAAACTTTAATAATTTAGTAAATACAGATGCTTTAGCTAAAAACAAAAAAGACATTGAAGAGTTTGGAAATGCCATTGGTAAATTGCAAACATTATTAAAAGAAAAAACAGGAGAATCTTTTAAAGCTGGAGATTTTGGATTACTAGGTGGAGGAAGTGGAAGTAAAGCAGGTAAAGGAGTAGAAAGCGAATTTGCTAAAGCTAATAAAGCATTTGAAAACGCTTTAGATGCAGAAAAAACATTATTACAAAATAATTTAGTTACTACAAAGCAAGATTTAGAAAATAAAATCAATATATATCAAGATTTTATTAAAAAATTAGCTTCTATTAATACTGACCAATCTAAAGCAAAAATTCAAGAATTAATTGACCCACTAGGGAAAATGCAAGTTCAAGAAGTTGAAACAAGGATTAAAGATAGATTAAAGGCTATTGATAATATGCAACTTGATGCACCTCCTATGTCGCAAGATGAAAGGGATTTAAATAAAATTGGTCCAGGCAGCAAAATTATTCTTAATAGAATGACTGGCGAAAGTGGTACTGTGCAAGATGAAAAGAAATTTGCTAAAGGTAAAAAACAATTAGACGAATTTTGGGATGAACAAACCAAAAAAACTAAAATAGCACAAGCACAAGCGGAGGAGTTTGCAGGATTTTTAGCTAGCAATCTTACAAATGGTATTATGTCAATGTGGGATGCTTTAGAGAATGGAGAAAATGTTTTAGAGGCATTTGGAAATTTCCTTAAAGATATGGTTAAGCAATTAGCTGCTGCGGTTATACAAGCTATATTATTTCAATCTATTATGTCTGCATTAGGATTTGGTGGTGCAGCTGCTGGTGGTGCTGGTGGCGGTGGTATTATTAGCGGACTTGGAAGTATTTTAGGATTTGCAGAAGGTGGGATTGTTTCACAACCAACTATTGCAATGGTAGGGGAAGGAGGACAAAGTGAAGCTATTATGCCTTTGAACAAATTAGGAAATATGATGAATAGCACTTTCAATGCAGGAGCAATGAGCGGACAAGGTGGCGGAGGAAATGGACAGTTTGTATTGAAAGGTAACGATTTAGTGTTAGCTTTGCAAAGGTCTAATTATTCCCTTAACCTAAGACGTGGTGCATAATGGCATATCAAAATAAATACAAAATATCTTTTGCAACAAAAGCGGGTACTACTTCATACGTTTATTTGTTAGAAGATAACTATTCAGGTAGTTTAGTAGAATACCCAGCAGTAAGTGTTTCACTTGAATACATACCTAAAAGCGACGATATTTACGAACCTATTGTAGTAAGTCAATTAAGCGTTGTTATAGATATTACTGACGACGTAAATAACATGCCAAACTTTACTACCTTAAATGATAGGAAGTATTTAGTTAAATTATTTAGTGGCTCAACTTTAGAATGGCAAGGATGGGCATTAAGTGATAGTGTTGACATTTCATTTTCAACAGGTAGAAAGGAATTAGCTTTTAATGCTATTGACGGTTTGGGTATGTTAGAAAGTATCCCGTATCAATTACCTGCTAACTATAAATATATTGATACTAGAAAACTTTTATCAATTTTATTGGAATCGTTAAGTCTTATTCAATTTCCAACAGGACTAAATGTTTTATCAGGGATTAGCTATTTTGCTAATGGTATGGCTAATAGAGCGGCTTTAGGTAGTAATGAAACACTAAATCAAACTTATGTTAGATTAACAACAGTTTTAAATAATGATTTAAGTCCGTTAAATTCACTTGATGTGTTAAGTGATATTGCTAAGTCTTTTGGAAGTAGAATATTCCAAGCAGAGGGGATGTGGTTTATTGTTCCTCTAAATGAATTTGCAAACGATTCGTATTATTATACAATTTACAATAGTTCAGGAACAATCGTTTCATTTGGTCAACGTAGTAAGTCTTTAACAATACAAGGCTTTAACGGTAACACAAGCGGTGCTTACTTTATAGATAACTCACAATTTAAGTTATTAAAAAAGGGTTACAATAAAATATCCATAGATAAAAAAATAGAATACCCTAGCAACTACATAACTAACTATACTTTAAAAGATTACGTTAATAATAGTGCGTCAGGGTGGGTTGGTCAATTTAACAATGGTCAAATATTAATTAAGCCATATCAAAATGCTGAATTAAATTCTTGGATACTTTATGCAGGTGACCCAGCAACAGAGTATGCTTATGTAAGTCCTCAAAACTTACCTTCTTTAAGCTATTTGGACAATTTTGAAATAAGTTTCAATATTGTTGATTCTGGAGGTTTTGGAGAAGCAGTT